TGGGTTCTGGAGCTGTCCTATTCCGAAAGCCTCGGAGTCCCATAGAAACGGTCAATGATCTGGATGGGGAAGTTATCAACCTGTTTGAATGCATCCGAAGAGATCCGGATCGTCTGGCATGGGAAATCTATAACACACCGTATGCAAGGGAGACATATGAGGCAGCAGATGAGCCGGTAGACGCCTACAGTAGGGCGACAAAACTCTGCATCCGGGCAAATCAAGGTTATGGTTTTAGAACGGCGGGATCGCCAGCAGGCTGGAAAAGGGATGTGTGTGGACGAGAAAAGGCGTATACGGCGCGGGATTGGTGCCGCTTGCCGGATGCCATCATGCAGGCGGCGGAAAGGCTGCGGGGCGTACAGATAGAGTGTATGGACGCGGTCATGCTGATCCAGCAGTACAACCACCCGAATGTGCTGATTTATTGCGATCCTCCGTATGTCCTCGGCAGCAGGACAGGGAAGCAGTATAAACATGAGATGAGCGACAAAGATCATGAGCGATTGCTGCAGGTGCTTCTGCGGCATACGGGACCGGTGTTGATAAGTGGCTATGACAATAAGATATATCGAGACATGCTTCGGGGCTGGCATCTGGAAACGCAAATGGAATACTGCCGGGCGAATAAGCGCCGGACAGAATGTCTCTGGATGAATTTTGAACCAGAGGGGCAAATGAAAATGTTCTGAGGAGGGAATAACGATGATGATAGAGAAGATTGGTACCCCGGCCATGCTGGAACAGCTGGCGGAAGAGGCGGCAGAGCTGTCACAGGCGGCACTGAAACTGGCGCGGGTGCTACGTGGCGAGAATCCTACGCTAGTAACACGGAGAGAGGCAAGGAAACATTTGATGGAGGAATACACGGATGTTTTTCAGTGCGCTTCTGAATTGTTAATTCCGGTGGACTGGCAGCAGATTGATGAGAAATCAGAACGCTTCCGAAAGAGATGGGAGGAAAAGAAGGCAGCAGAAGAAAAGGATGGAAACAGGCACCGGGAGGCATATGGTAAACTGTACGATAAATTTTTAAAAACATACTAGAAAAAGGAGATAAAACACTATGCCAGAAAAAAATGAAACTAACAAAGTGCGCCTGATTGGCGAGGTGATATCAAAATTTACATTTAACCATGAAGTGTTTGGAGAGAGATTTTATTTCGTGAATTTGTCAGTTGCTCGTTTGAGCGGACAGGTGGATGTGATTCCGGTTTCGATTTCGGAGAGACTCATGGATGTATCCAAAGATTACCGAGACATGATGATGGAAGTAATTGGACAGTTCCGCTCCTTTAATCATCGAGATGGAGAAAGAAGCCATCTGATATTGTTTGTATTCGCGCAGAAGGTTCAGATTCTGGAAGAATCGGCGGAATATGCTGGAACGAATCAGATTTGCCTGGATGGATACATCTGTAAGAAACCTATCTATCGCCAGACACCGCTGGGGAGAGAAATCGCAGATATGCTTCTGGCGGTCAATCGATTATGCGGGAAAACAGATTATATACCGTGTATCGTATGGGGAAGAAATGCCCGTTATGGATCCAGATTTGGTGTAGGAAGCCATGTGTGTGTTGAGGGGCGTATACAGAGCCGCGAGTATATGAAAAAACTGAGCGAAACGGAATGCGAGAAGCGCGTAGCGTATGAGGTATCAGTCAGCAAATATCTGGACAATAGAAGAAGCTTGGAAAAAGGAGAAGATGATGGAGGAGGAGCTGCTTAAAATGTCTGTAAATGCGAGGTGTGTTGGCTGTAAAGAACCGACAAAATTTGTAGCTGGTTTTTATGACGGTCCGAGGGGAGAACATGGCTGCTTTTATGATTGTGAAAACGAAGCTTGTGCGGTGAATCAGATACTTCGGTGTGCGGAGTCTAAAGAAGCTCAGAAGATGATGCAGATCCAGGAAGATAACGGTCGGCTTGGAATGTATGCGGGAGAGATAGCAGCGCTGCGGAAAGATGTAGGGCTCACGATAATGCAGATGTCGCAAATGGCCGGATGCAGCCCGGCGGAGTACAGCGCATATGAGCATGAACGGAAAAAGTTTGATCCGGAAGTATATCGAAAATGTAAAGGGTACCTGCATGAAAGAAGGGTGAAAAATGGAACGATTAACGAGTAAACGAGTAAACGGCATCAAGTCCGGCTATTGGTCTGCTGCCAAAAAGGACGAGCTAATCGCCAGACTGGCAGAGTATGAGGATACCGGAAAGACTCCGGAGGAAATTAAAGAGTTTGAATCAATCGCCGAACAGATGGCGGAAAAAGTTGCCAAGCTGTCCAGGGAGCTGTCGGAGGCTAGAAAAAATGAATAGCAGACCGGAAATAACAGCAATGCTGTCGTCATTGATTCAGCGGCACATCTGCCCGAATAATGATACAAGAATCTACTGGGCCCGGGAAGTAACATTTGATTATGGCACCACGAACGCGGTGCGCGTGGATTTTATGAAATTTAAGCCGGTAAACAATACGGTATCTGGGATCGAGAAAGGGGACTTCTATTGCTACGAGGTCAAGTCCTCAGTGGAGGATTTTCATAGCAAAAACGGCCACAACTTCATCGGAGATTTTAATTATTATGTAATGCCTGCAGATGTGTATGTGGCTGTAAGCCTAGAAGTTCCGTATCATGTGGGCGTGTTGGTTCCGTCTAGCGAAAAGTCGAAGACTCTTGTATCGGTAAAGAAAGCAAAGAGAAAGGACAGGAGCAGGCCTGTGTCAGAAATGTTGTTGATGATGTTCCGGTCCGCGGCGAGAGATAGGAGGGATTGAGAATGAAATTGAGAAGATGTGGTTTGACATGAAAGAAACAGAAAGGGGACACCTGTATCTGCAGGCGCTCTATGTAGGAAATCGAAAAGAAATCAGTAAAGAAGTCCAGCAGATAAGGATCCAGAGAGATGATGTTTACGGTTACATAGTCGAAACGGAGAACGGTCGGGCATATGGATATCCGACCATGTCCGACCTCCGGAGAGACTGGAAAAGAGGGGTAGAATGACAAGGGCAGAAAAGAGAAGAGCCGCCCGGCAGCAGGAGAAGGAGAAAGTACGCTACCAGCTGACAGCGGAAGAAATCAGACAGATAGAGAAAAAAGCAGTCGAATCAAAAAAAGAACAGATTCGTGACAGCATCATGAAAGAGGTACAAGAAGAATGGGAGAGAAGAGAGGAAATGTTGAGCGGGAAAGATGATGGCGAAATCGTTCAAAATGTCCTCTGCCTGCTCCTGGCAGTCCCGGTCAAGGTACTCTGTGAAAAATTTAAGTGGAAGCCATACCCGCTCAACCAGGAAGAAAATAAAAACTCCAGGATCTTAAAGTTCTCGGAGGCAGTCATCCGGGAAACGAACGAAGTCTTTTCAGACAAAAACATAGACATCCGGGCATACGGTGAAGAGGTATATCGAAAATATGGCATTCGGTACAGGATAGAGGAGGAAGACGATGGAAGGGACTGAGTGCTGCGCGAACTGTAAGCACTGCGTAGCATATCCGAAAAACAACCGGTACGGAGACGTTGATTATATGTGTTTGATTGGCGGTTATTATATTGCTGGAATACACAAGGATCGAAATAAGATTCGGCGCCTTACTCCGGGCGGCAGAAAACTGGAATGCAGATACGAGAGGAAAAAATAAGGAGCGGCAATAATAGCACGCTCCTCTAAAAAAGAAGGTATGTACAACCTAAGTTGATTGAGATAACGCAATTATACCCAATCAAGCCAGAAAAAGCAAGAGAGGGGGAATCTTATGGTATCGGCAAGTGCTCTAATTAACACGATACTGACACAGATGCAGGAATATGTCAAAGAGGGAGCCCTGAAAGATGTGCAGCTGATCCTCTACATGAATCTGGCAGATTATAGCTTTTCGAGGA